CTGACTTCCACAGAGGAAGAAGGGTTCGCTATTGCACAAGCTAAGATGAAACATAAAGAGTGCATGGATGAACTCCGTTCTGTGTGCAGGCTATATGGAGCGCCGGGTATGTGGGAAAGTGTTGTCCATGAGCAGGCCAAGGCTCGTAAGAGACGCAAGGATGCGCTTGAGGCGGAGGCTGCAAAGCGTGACAAAATCTTTTACTTCGTAACTGTTGTATGCGGTGTATTGTTGTTTGCTTTGGGAACAGCAGGGTTATTTTGGGGCGCTGCCCTACTAGCAAAAGAGGTTAGGTAAGGTGTTTTTTTTGGTTTGGTTTCAGTTTATAAACAACAGCCTTCACAGTTACCAGATAGGGCAGTTCCCCAGCGAGGTTTTGTGTGAAGACGCAAAAGATGAAGCATCTGTTTTAATCACCAGCAGGACAACAGCTCTTTATTGTTTTGAAGTAAAGCCGAAAGGGTAATCAATGCAAAGTGAATACGATCTCAACAACAACGGCAAGATTGATCCGGACGAAAGAGAGATTATGCTTGAAGATCGCAAGCGCCGTATGGAAGATGCCGATGCAAAGAGAGACGCACAGAGACGCATGACTTGGTTTGCCTTATCAGGTATGATCTTGTACCCTTTCGTCATTCTAGCGGCCTCTCTGGGTGGCTTAGACACTGCTGCATCGCTGATGGCTGACATCGCTGCTGTGTATGTGATCGGAGCATCAGGTATTGCTGCTGCTTATTTTGGATTCAATGCAATGGAGAGTAAAAATGCTGCAAGCACTGATCGGACCAGTAGCTGAGTTAGCTGGCGGCTGGCTCAAAGGTAAGGCAAGCGCACAAGCTGCGAATGCAAACTTAAAGATGGTTGAGGCGGAAGCTAAGGCTACCATAATGAAATCGGCGGCTACATCTGAAGCTGACTGGGAAAAGATTATGGCCCAGGGTACTCAAAATTCGTGGAAAGACGAGTATCTTGTTTTACTTTTTAGCATCCCATTAATACTAGCCTTCCTTCCGTTTGAATGGGCCGACAAGGCTGTAGCTAATGGGTTTGCTGCACTAGATACCATGCCGGATTGGTACAGCTATACGTTAGGTGTGATTGTTGCCAGTAGCTTTGCGGTAAGGTCAGCAACTAAATTCTTTGGAGGTAAAAAATGAAAAAGAACTGGGAACCGTTTTTTGAAATGCTGATTAAGCATGAAGGTGGATTCACCGACGACCAGCGCGACAAGGGTAACTCTCAAGGCGATGGTTACGACAACGAAGGAAGCACCATGCTTGGCGTTACTTCTTGGAACTGGGCGAAATATACAAAAAAGCCAGCGCCAAAAGATGTAATGCGTAAGCTGACGGTTGATGATGTAAGGCCGCTGTATAAAAAGAATTACTGGGATGCTATTAAAGCAGACGATCTTCCTTCTGGAGTAGACCTAAGCTGTGCGGATCTTTGTGTTAATGCTGGGCCAGGTCAAGCAGCCAAGATCCTGCAACGCGCAGTATCGGCAAAAGCTGATGGGCGCATAGGCCCTAAGACTGTTGCAGCGGTTTATGATTTTGATCCTGTTGATGTGCTGCACAAATACTATGATGGGCGTGAAGCGTTTTACCGCAAATTAAAAGACTACAAAATTTATGGCAAAGGTTGGTCACGCCGCAACACAGAAACCTTAGAAAAAGCATTGGAGATGATAGATGCCTAAGCAAGGATTATATTCAAACATCAACGCAAAAAAGAAGCGCATTGCTTCTGGCAGTGGAGAGAAGATGCGCAAGCCTGGATCGGCTGGTGCGCCTAGCGCCAAAGACTTTAAGGACAGCGCTAAGACATCAATGATGAACAAGAAGAAAAAGTAGTTGCAGTGATGAAATTCAGTGCTATGCTTTCTGTGAGGTCAGCTTTGATTTTAACCTGTACTGGCATTAATCCACACTAAACAGCATTGTGTTTCTCTCTGTCTCGAATGGCTGGCCTCACGATTACTAAAATATTGCACCGACTACCGCCATAAGACCGGCTCCGCATACGAAGCCGATCATGCAGCCGATCAATCCAGCCAGATCAATCTTATCCATTGTTGGTTCTTCCTTTCGGTCTAATGCTGCTTGAAGGCATATCAGTGCGAACGCACTGTGCCATGCTATCGCGTGACTGCGCCAATATGACGGGGTAGATCGCGTCACTAGCCACCGAACAAGTTGGCATGTCTTTGAAGTAGACAGTTGATGTGGCCTCATAGGAGGTCACGCCAATGTTTACGGTGTAAGTTAAAATTAGTGCGGCCCAATAGGTCATTTGCTTTCTCCTACGGCAAAAAGTAATGCCAATAATTTCTATCACCTTTAACTTGAGGCAGGCGATACCTTAACAGCCTTCCTTGCTTAGACATACCATCCAGAAAAGAGCTAATTGTTTGAACGCTCATTCCGCATGCGTCCATATCAATCTTTGCCGCAACGTCAGCAGCAGTTAAGTCTTCGTCTTTCTTAAAACGGCTAAGGATCACTTGCCTTTTCCTTTCAGCAACAACCATAGCTTTTTGTTTGGCATCATCTTTTGCACTGAGGCTCTGAAACTCTCGCAGATCCATTGGCAATTGCGGCCTTCTGCCCAAGCGAGCCATCTCTATTTCATGCTCAATCATATTAAAGCCAATCAAGATTTCTTTTCTTTCAGAAACCGTTTTAGCTTTCTTTAATTCATCTAAAGCTCTTCCCGCTCTAGCCTTCTTAGAATTAAACTCGCAAGGGCTAAGACCTCCTCGATTTGCATTTTTAGGTTCGGCCTGCTTCTTTGCTCGCTGTCCTTGAGCATCAGTTCCAGCAGCCTGTTTTGTCGCTTTGCTGCTTTTATTGTAACGCTTTCTTCTGACATTATCACTCTCCCTAAAAGTGTGAAACTTTATTCCAAATTGAACTGAGGCGCGGTGGACAGTTGTTGGTGACAGCAATGTTATTTCTGCTGCTTCCCCTTGATTAAGCCCAGCTTCCGCGCAACGAATTAAGGCCGCAATTTCTTTGTCGTTTATTCTAACACCCATAATCGTAAGCGTCCTCTTCGTCTTCCATTGGCTTTATCTGGCCGCTCCCGTTGCAATTGTCGCAACTTTCTAGCCGCTCACTAGGAAATCCATAATCGTTGTTGAAACTTTGGGGGACAAAATACTCGCTGTATACTTTCCCTTCGCCCTCACATTCGGGGCAATCAATAAAATTCATTTGTTACCTCACGTTTAGCCACTTCAGATGCGGCGTTTTTAAGAAGCCCAAGGGCGCAGCCTACCGCAACGCCCCTGGATATTTGCCAAGACTTTAGCGCCAGGAGTTGGGGTTATTGCTTTGGCTGTCTTGTGGTTGCCATTGCTGCTGCGGTGCGGCTGCTGGCGGAGCCTGGTATTGCTGCTCAGGTGGTGCGGATTGAGCCTGGTCAGGTCTGCGATTTGCAAACAGGTTCCAAGATCCGATCTTCGGGAAGTTGCGTGGCTCGTCGCCTTGCTTGGCTGCAACTGCAATGCTGATTGTCAGCTGGTGCTCAAGAAGAATGTCATGGATCTGCTCAATCGCAGCGCGCGCAGCTGGATCGCCTTTGCGCTCCTTAGGTTCATTAATCCAAGCGGAGGCTGTCATATCAACCGCCTGCCCGTTTTGCATAAATCCTTGCAGCTGTAGCCGATTATTTCCTAATTGTGGTCTGCTCATAGCATCGCCTTTCTTTTATTAAACTCAGTTTTTAGGGTTTGGTATAGTTCGGGATGTTCCAAAGAGAATTGGTCTAAGCCAATGCTGTAATGATCTTCCCATTTGCCAAGATCAGATCGAACAGTGATCGTCTGAAGCTCGGCAATTCTTTGTGCAAGATATTGCTGCGGGCCGGTATCGACTGGCGGCGCTTGCGGTGTTGGTTGTACTGGTTGTTGTACCGGCTGTTGTACTGGCTGTGCCATTGCTTGCTGCTTACGATTTACTCCATCAAGCTCATTGATCGATGCGTAAGCCCCACCATGCAATCCAAGTGAAGCAAGCGCTCGGCCGATCGCAGATGTTTCGCCGTTCTCCAAGGCGGATGTTTTATTGACGTTACCCTGGCCGCGTATCTCTTCAGCAAATCCGCTTCCGATTATGAAACCGGCCGCGTTTACAACGGTGGCTTTAACAACAACGCGCGTCCCATCGTCCACTAGGATCTCAGTATTTATACCTAGAGAGGTTCCGAATGCTTTGCGAAAGGCTTCAACCCTCACAAATACTTCTGTGTATTTCTTCCCGCCTCGCTGGACAACGCCATGCGTTCGATTGAGATCATTGATCTCTGACATGGCTGTGATTAGTTCGTTCATTTAGATGCTCCCGCCAATACTTTTGCGCTCCGCATGACATCAGGGTGTTGATCCCGCCAAACAAAGCTATCTTTAAATTGAGGGTCGCAAAGCTTCAGCAACTGCTCAACATTCTCTGTCACCATCATTAGTTTTTCACGGCGCATACACGCTGCAATAATATCTGTAAGTGCATATTCCAGCTGCTCAATCGTTGCCTCGAAAACAACGTGACCGATCCGATTAGCATAAACTATGCGTGGAATTTTTCCAGTGATGTTCCAATAACCTGCTATCTGTAGAAGGTGCGGCGGCTTGATTGCTTTAGGCAAAGAGTTCGAGCGCGGCGCGTCCGTATCAACAGCAGTGTCCCACTGTGTCTTTAATTCTACAGACCCCTCTTGGTAATCTCCATAGCCAAGGTATGGAAGCTGGCAACCAGGCAATATCCCGCGCAACTCAGTCTGACCAACAATTTTATTCGCGCCCGCTGTTGCTTCACGCAAGCCCGCAACCGCATTCTCGCATACCATCTCAAACTCGCAGCGCTCGGCCATATCGTCTTTTTTGCGCGGGGCTTTGCCATCTGCACCGAAACGGATCTTTTGTCTGCCCTCAATCTGCGCAGCTGTTTTGGCCTGGTCAATCCAATCGCCGGTTTGCAGGGAAGTCAAAACATTCAGTGCTTCACGATAAGCCTCGTTTGGCGCAGCATCTTCAAGCAAGCAGAGATCGCAATAATACTCTACAGCCCTTCCGCTCGCCATGTTAATGTTATCGTTGTACTGGCTTTTGCCCAGATAATCTTTGTAGTGACCGCCCGCTGCTAAGATAGCCTTAGATTGACCCTTGTCACCTTCTGTCTCGCCGTTCACCACCTTCATTGCGCGAGATCGGGCAGGGCGCAGAACGCCCTTCTGGAAAAAAGTGTAATAGTCTGGGGTACTTGGGTTGCTGTGGTGATAGTAACCCTTTTGATGCGCCCAGGATAGATCATTATCTAGCCCCATGTTGTTACCTCCTCATTGACATGTTCTGTCTATTGGTATTTAACATTATCAGACAATGCAAGAGGAAAATTTTATGCAATTAGATGAATGGCGAAAAAAGAAAAATCTCAGCTATGTTCAGCTGGCAAAGAAGCTTGGCGCATCTCACGCAACGGTCGTGCGGCGCTGGTGTCTAGCGGGGGAACACAAAGATAAGATGATCCCATCACCGAAGTTTATGCGGATCATAAGCGAAAGCACGTTTGGAGAGGTTTCGGCAAATGACTTCTACAAATAGCGTCACGATAGGAATTGATTGCGGCTACCGGACCGGC